GCGGCTCATGGTGCAAATACTGTGCGGGGAAGAATATCTGTCGGCAGAGAAGTAACGACGCGCTCGCTGTAGTAGGCGACGGCAGAAATCCGGAGCTGTTAACCGACGCGGATATTGAAGAGATACTGCCGAAGCTGGATTTTGCCATCGACTATATAGAAAGCGTAAAGGAGTACGCGCTGAAAAAGGCTGTCGAGCAAGGCAAGCACTGGAACGGCTTCAAGCTGGTGGAGTCTACCACGAAGCGTAAATTTACGGACGAGGCAGAAGTCGCTAAGATTCTTGCTGAGGCGGGCTATCAGCCGTATCAGCAGAAGCTTTTATCCATAACCGAGCTTCAGAAACTTGTAGGCAAAGCAAAATTTACTGAGCTTATCGGCGGATTCTTATCACGTCCGAAGGGGCAGCCGATACTCGTTCCCGACGGGGACTCGCGAGAAGAATTTATTATCGAAAAAGGAGATTAAAAAAACATGTTAAACATCAATAAAGGAAAAATCACAAGACCGAAGAAGGTCGTCATATATGCAGGCGAAGGCGTAGGAAAAACCACATTTGCGAGCGGCTTTCCCGACCCGTTATTTATCGATACGGAAAACGGAACATTTAACCTCGACGTAAACCGCGTAGACAAGCCCACGACCTGGCAGGAGCTGTTGGATATTGTAAAGGAAGTTGCAACAAGCGATGTATGTAAAACGCTCGTCATTGACACAGTCGACTGGGCGGAGATGCTGGCGATAGCCGACGTATGCGAAAAGGCACGGGTAAGCAGTCTTGAAAATATCGCTTACGGCAAGGGCTACACGTATGTGGCGGACAGATTTATCGAGCTATTAAAAGAGCTTGACAAGGTAATCGATAGCGGAAAGCACGTGGTATTAACGGCGCATGCCAAGACTCGTAAATTCGAACTACCCGAAGAAAACGGCCAATACGATAAATGGGAGATGAAGCTTTCCCGTCAGGTCGCGCCGCTTATAAAGGAATGGTCGGATATGCTTTTGTTCGGCAACTATAAAATATTCGTCGTAGCAAACGAAAACGGAACCAAGAAAGCCCAGGGCGGTAAACGAGTGCTGTATACCAGCCACCATCCCTGCTGGGACGCGAAAAACCGCTTTGATTTACCGGAGGAGTTAGACCTTGACTTTGCCTCGATAGCGCATCTTTTTAAGGATGTATCAGCAAGGACAGATATAGGGCAGGTAAAACCCGAACCAAAGCAGTCGGACGATTTAACCTCGAAGGTGCGTAGGCTGTTATCTGAAAACGGCGTTTTGGAATCCGAGCTTGAAGGCTTGGTATCGGCAAAGGGGCATTATCCTCAAGGCGCGACCCTGGAAAATTACTCGCCCGAATTTATAACCCGTTGGATAATCCCCAACTTCAAAAAAATCGTAGAAGCAATAAAACAAAAAAACGGAGGTAACGAATAATGAAAGACCAAAACATAATGGATTGGAACGACACAATCGAAACGGACGGGCAGGAGTTTATTCTGCTCGAAGAGGGCGACTACAACTTTACGGTGACGAATTTTGAGCGTGGCAGATTCCCTGGCGGGCCGAAGGTTCCCGCATGCAATAAGGCGAGTATAACCATACAGATAGAAGCCGACGGCGGGGGACATGCCACAATAAAGCTTGACCTGCTCCTTTACAGAACACTCGAATGGCGCATTGCCGCGTTCTTCCGCTGTATCGGTATGAAGAAGCAGGGCGAAAAGCTCGTCATGGACTGGAATAAAATAGTCGGCTCTCGCGGCAGGGCGCATATCAAACAGAGAAGCTATACCAATAGCTATGGCGAGGAAAGAATCGTTAATGATTTGGATAAGTTCTACGATTATAATCCAGAGTTTTTCAAAGGGGAAAACAAGGTAAAGCTCATTCCCATTGAAGATGACGACACGGATCTTCCGTTCTAAATGCAGGTGAGAGTTATGATTAATTTAAGACCATATCAAGAAAAAGCAATCGAAGCCGTATACGTAGAATTTGCGAACGGGCATAACCGCACTTTGGTTGTGCTTCCTACGGGTACGGGCAAGACAATTGTATTTGCGAAGGTAGTAGAACTGAACACACAAGGTGGCAAACGTGCCCTTATCATGGCGCATCGCGGGGAACTTCTTTCACAGGCGGCAAATAAACTGAAGGAAACGTCTAACCTCGACTGTGCGCTTGAAAAAGCGGAATCGACCTCGCTCGGAAGAATAGAACCCGTAACGGTAGGCTCGGTGCAGACCCTATCGCAGGAAAAGCGGCTTGCCAAATTCCCTAAGGACTACTTCGATTTAATTGTGGTAGACGAGGCACATCACTGTATGAGTGATAGCTACAGGCGCATTTTAGATTACTTCGATAACGCAAAGGTATTAGGAGTGACGGCGACTCCCGACAGAGCCGACCAGAAGAACCTCGGACAGTTTTTCGACAGTAAAGCCTACGAATATACGCTGAATCAGGCGGTGAGGGAAGGTTATCTTTGTCCTGTCAAGGCGCAGATGATTCCCTTGGAGCTTGACATAAACAGCGTCGGTATATCTAACGGTGACTACGCGGTTGGTGAAATCGGCAGTGCGTTGGAGCCGTATCTTAATCAGATTACTTTGGAAATGCTGAACTACTGCAAAGGCAGAAAAACGGTGGTGTTCTTGCCGCTTGTCAAGACATCTCAAAAGTTCTGTGAGCTGTTGAACCTGCACGGCTTTCACGCGGCGGAGGTGAACGGCAACAGCAAGGACAGAGAAAAGATATTAAAGGATTTTGAAGCGGGTGAGTACGACGTGCTGTGTAACTCCATGCTTCTCACCGAGGGCTGGGACTGTCCGAGCGTGGACTGTATTATTGTGCTCCGTCCTACGAAAGTGCGCAGTTTATATCAGCAGATGGTCGGACGAGGAATGCGGCTTGCTCCGAACAAAAAGGAACTTCTGTTATTGGACTTCCTTTGGATGACGGAGCGGCACGACCTTTGTAGACCGTCTGCGCTTATCTCGAAGGACGAGAATATCGCCGCGAGAATCGACAAGAAAATGATGGATAACGAGAGCGGCATTGATTTAATCGCGGCAGAGGACGAAGCGGAAAACGACGCAATTCGTGAGCGCGAGGAGAGCCTTGCAAGAGAGCTTGAAGCAATGAAACAGCGCAAGCGTAAGCTCGTTGACCCCATACAGTACGCGCTTTCCATTGCCGCAGAGGACTTGGCGAACTATACGCCCACCTTCGCTTGGGAAATGTCCCCGCCGTCGGACAGACAGCTTGATTTCTTGGAAAAGCACGGCATATATCCCGAAGATGTGCAAAACTGCGGTATGGCATCTCTCCTTATAGAAAAGCTCAAGGATAGGCAGTTTGAGGGGCTGGCTACGCCCAAGCAGATACGGTGCCTTGAGAAGTACGGCTTTTATCATGTCGGAATGTGGAGCTTTGAGGCGGCAAGCAAAATGATAACCCGTATTGCCGAAAACCGCTGGTTCTTGCCGAGAGGTGTCGATCCCTCTAACTACATACCCGAAGGAGTGAGACTGTAATGAGTAATAGCAATATTTTAGAAGCATTAAAATATATCGATGTGGCGAGCCTCTCCTATTCGGAATGGGTGCAGGTAGGCATGGCATTAAAATCGGAAGGCTTCGATTGTTCCGTATGGGACGAGTGGAGCAGAAACGACAGCCGTTATAAGGCGGGCGAATGCGAGGTTAAATGGCGTAGCTTCGGCGGCGCGAGTAATCCCATTTCGGGCGGTACTATCGTGCAAATGGCGAAGGAGCGCGGCTTTAATCCGCACCCGTATGAGGGCGACGGTTGTATGGACTGGAACGACGTTATCGAGTATGACGGCGACGGTGTAACTTACGAGGTGCCGAAGCAGACGTCGCCTGCGGAACAGCTTATAACCTTTTTGCAGACATTATATGAGCCCGACGAGCTGGTGGGGTATGTGTCTAACGACGTATGGCAGGACGGCGACGGCGCATGGAAACCGAGCAAGGGTGTATATGACCGAACGTCGGCGGAGCTTATAGCGGCGATACAAAAACACCCCGACGATTTGGGTGCGGCAATAGGCGACTGGAAGAAGGAATGCGGCGCTTGGATACGCTTCAACCCGTTGGACGGCAAGGGCGTAAAGAACGAAAACGTCACGCGCTTTACCTATGCGTTGGTGGAAAGCGACGATATGCCCGTTGCCGAGCAGGACGCGATTTACAGGAAGTTAGAACTGCCCATAGCCACGCTTACACACTCTGCGGGGAAGAGCCTGCATGCCATTGTGCGGGTAGATGCGGAAAATTGTGACGAATACCGCAAGCGCGTTGATTTTCTCTATGATTTTCTGGAAAAACACGGTCTTAAGGTGGACAAGCAGAACCGCAACCCGTCGCGCTTATCTCGTATGCCCGGCGTTACACGGAACGGCAAAACTCAAACTTTGATAGCTACGAATATAGGGAGGAAATCGTGGAACGAGTGG